AACGGATTCGTCTATTGACCAAAAATTGGGCGGAGCTGTAACCGACGAAATGGGTACTACAATCACGGCCACTGTCAGCGACGTAGCACCGGGATTATTCTACCCGGGTGAAATTGTAACCGAAGACGGAACAATCAACCCAGGAGCGTAACCGCTGGTTAATCGAAAATTTCTCACACCCTCGTAATTCACGTTACGAGGGTGTTTTATTTCAGCTTGTTTCCACTTGTCTGTTTCTTGTCTGTTTCTTGTCTCCACCTGTTTCATCCTGTCTCAGCCTGTTTTTACCCGACTTCTTTCTGTCTTTTTTATGTAATTACATGCTATTTACTTTTGAATTCAACAATTTACAAACCCCATAATTTTTAAAAAACATGGCCAAATTAAATGAATTTGAAAAAAAGGTGTATGACTGGTTGAATCAACCGGCTGCCGAAAGAGATTTGGAATTAGGTGCAAAATTATTGCTCCAAGCTTCCAGCAACAAAATTTTGTATCAGAATGTGATCCGAAAAGAGAACTTCGAAAAAATTGAATTCGTACTCCGAACTTACATTGGTGATAAAGCGCCTGAAGCAATTGCCGAAAAACCGGAAAATCCGCAATTAAATGCATTTGAAAAGATTTTCGACAAGGCCACTGCTAAAATCGACGGTAAAGGTAAACGTGCCGATCACGATCAACTACCTGATTTTATCCAGGCAATTCCCGAAACTAACACGGCTATTTACCAAAAAATGCGCTCCCTTCAGGAACGCTTGAAAATTCTTAGCTCAAGCGGTTCGACGGTTGCCGATCGCCTTCCATTCGTAACCGAACTGATGGCATTGGATAGTGAACTAACTGCCAACTGGGAAACTTACGATACGTTCGATTTGGCTTCATTCGATCCCAACAAAAAAATCGAAAGACTCGACATAAAACAGGTTCAGGCACATCGCACTTACTTGAGTCGACTCAAGGATGAACCATTAAGCGAAAAAGCCCTGGAAGATGCTCAAAATCGCTATAACGAATTGATTCTGGACGGTCAGAACGTTTCGCCTAAAATCACTGAAAAACTCAAAGCATTGGGTGTGATTGTAATGGAAGTGAAAGAAACGGAAGAAGTTGCGCCAAAAGTTGAAATAACCGAAAAAGAGATTGCTACTGCAGTAATTAATTCTGAAAAAGAAGAAATTGTAGAAGAAACTCCAGCTGCTGCAGTAACTGAAAAAACTGAAACAGATTCGCCTGCAGGGAATGAAGAAACTCCGGAAGAAAATGTAATCAGTCAAATCAAAACACTGTTGAAAAACGACGTTGAAAAAGCTGTTATCATTTCAACAATTGGTTCGCTGGGTAAATTTGGAGAACTGGAGCTCACACCTCAGGTAGTTGAAGATTTGTACAACAAAGCTGTTGAGCAGGAAATCGACAACGAAGTTGAATAAAATCGACTCCATATTGAAACCATTAAGCCCCGACTATCTCGGGGCTTATTTGAATTCAGGCGTACAGCTCTACGATTTACTTGAGTGGTTACTCAAGCAAACCGGATCGGCCGAAATAACAGTGATTACATTCTCTATTTCGGAGGAATTTATTCGAAAGGTACACATGTTCCGGAAAATGGGATTAATAGCCAAAATTACCGTGCTATTAGATTTCAAGGCCATTCAGAAAACTGAGAACCTGATCCGATTTGCCGAAAATACATTTGATGAAATCTATTACGCCAAAACACACGCAAAAATTATTCGGATTGACTCACCAAAGTATCAAGTGTGTGTAATTGGTAGTCAAAATGCTACCCGTGGAAACCGCGAAGAATGCGAGCTCGTAACAACGGACTCAGTTATCTACGAAAACTTATCAGAATCAATTAATCGATTGAAACAAAATGCCATATACAGAGGATGATTTAATTAAAATACAAGAATATGCTTCACTCTTAATGAAGATATCAGATATCGCTGTATTGCTCGAGATGGACGAAGATGAACTCAGAGAGTCGATATCGGTAAAAACTTCAGGCCCTGGCATTGCTTATCGAAAAGGAAAAGTACAAACAGTCCTGGAACTTCGCCGACAGGAAATTGAATTGGGAAAAGCAGGATCCACAATTGGAATTGAATTGACACAAAAATACATGCTTGAGCAAAACTTGAACGAAAATGGCTAAACGAGACACTTACGATATCTGTGTGCAACACTTATACGACGACGTTAGTAAGCTGTCACACCTTCCACAGCAACAACGTGATAAATTACTTCGCATTCGCTCAGGCTATACGATTATGCTTGAGTTTCCGTCAAAAAAAGACCGGGAAATAATTTTACACCTCCAAAATCAATTTGGAATCGAGCGCAGCGCTGCATATGAGGATTTACGATTGATAAAAGATTTATTGGGATCAATCAATAAACAATCAAAAGACTGGCACAGGTTCAGGTTTAATTACAGAAATGAAAAGGCTTACAACATGGCTGAGCTTCAGCAGGACCCTATAGCCATGGATAAATGTAATAACACTTACGGCAAGTACAACCAGCTCGATAAGGAAGATGCTGAGCGCATACCATGGGAAGACATCATCCCACAACTTTATGAAGCAACTGATGATCCTTCAGTCCTCGGAATAAAACCTATTCCAAACATTAGAGAGAAAATTGCTGCTATGAAAAAGAAATACATGGAAGACATTGAAGATGTCACCTATGAGGATATTGACATTCGTGAATTAGAGAAATATGCCAATCAGTAAGGAAATCAAGCAAATATATTTCAACGACTGTCAACGCAAAGTAATGCTTCGTGAGTGCAAAACAACTGTTGTGGTTGGTGGTCGCCGTTTGGGTAAGTCTCACGGCATTGCTCAACCGTATCTTCAGCGCAATATGCAGCGCATGCCGCGAGGTACCCATGGCATCATTGCCGGCACATTCCAGCAGGCAAATACCCGTACATTACCAGGAACATTAGAAGCCTTTGATAATATTGGATTCAAGCGTAATGTCCACTATGTGATTGGTAGACGTCCAGAACCTGGTTTAAAATTCGAAAAGCCACGATTAGAACCGGCAAGTTACGATCATTGCATCACCTGGTACAATGGAAGCATTATGCCAATCATTTCTCAGGATGTTCCCGGATCATCAAACTCTATGACTTTCGACTCCATTCTTTGCGACGAAGCCAAGTTCCTGGACTTCGAAAAATTGAATAACGAAACGATTCCGGCCAATGGTGGAACTAAAGCTCATTTTGGCCATCTGTCTTATCATCACTCCATGATGATCATTTCCGACATGCCGACTACGAAGAAAGGTAGTTGGTTCTTAGGGTATGAGGACAAATGCGATCCGGAACTAATCGAACATATCGACGGAATCATTTACGAAAAGTGGCGAATACTTAATAAAATAAAGGAATTTCAATCAAAAGGAATTCAACCTAAAGGTTATTTATTTGATTATTACAAAACACTTTGTCGGGATTTAGCGCAATTTAGAAGTGTTGCAGTCGATTACAATGTGTTTAGCTCAATAGAAAACCTGCAGGTATTAGGTGAGGGCTATATCAAGCAAATGAAGCGTGATTTACCACCATTGATTTTCCAGACATCAATACTTTGCAAGCGTGTTGGATTACTCAAGGATGGTTTCTACAACAACCTGAATGAAAATCTGCATTATTACACTGATTTCGATAACTCTTACATTCTTAACTTAGAGTATGACTTCAACAAAACAAAAGACTTATCATGTCTTCAGGATGGCGATTTAGACCGCAATAAGCCCATATGTATTTCAATGGACTACAACGCCAACATCAACTGGATAGTAGCGGGACAACGCTCAGGCATTAAGCTAAAGGTATTGAAATCATTCTTTGTCAAGTATGATCGTAAGTTAGTTGAGTTAGTCAATGACTTCTGCCACTACTATCGTGATCAACAATGTAAGGAAGTGATTTACTATTACGATAACACAGCACTGGGTAGTAACTATGCAGTCAATGACAGTGACTTTGCAACTGTTGTCATGGACACCTTCAGGAGTAACAAGTGGCACGTTACAGGTGTACACATTGGCAATCCACTTAATCACATGGATAAGCACCTACTTATCAACATGGGATTGAAAGGACAGAAAGGTTTGTACCCTCTATTCAATAAGCCAAACAACGAACCTCTTTTGCTCGCTATGGAGCAAACAGGAATCTATCAGGGTCCAGAAGGGTTTAAGAAAGATAAGCGCGGAGAGAAGCTCGCAGAGAGCGACGAAGACTTACGCGAACACCGAACCGATGGTACTGA